ACACACGCACGAAACCTTTTTTTGCCGGATGTCGACACGTCAAGCGAAAACAGAGCGACAAGGGGGACAATATGCGACCACATGTAGAGGCCGTGGATCTATTCTGCGGCGCCGGCGGACTGACGCACGGCCTGAGACAGGCGGGGATCGACGTCGTGGCCGGGGTCGACCTCGATCCTCGATGCCGTCACGCATTCGAGGCGAATAATCCGCCGGCCGCGTTCCATGCTGCGGACATCCAGAAAATGGAGAGCGACGAGATCGCGCGTCTGTATAAAGGCGCCTCGAGGCGGATCCTCGCCGGGTGCGCACCTTGCCAGCCCTTCTCGAATTACACGCAGGGGCAGGGCCGACACGAGAAGTGGGGTTTACTGTTTTCGCTGCTTCAACATGTCGAAGCCATCCGCCCAGAGGTGGTCGTGATGGAGAACGTTCCAGAGCTACGACTACGGGGCCGGCGAGTGCTCGACCGGTTCAGCCGGGGGCTTACTGCGGCCGGCTACCACATCGCGTCGAACGTCGTCGACTGCTCCGAGTATGGCGTCCCCCAAAGTCGTAAGCGGCTGATCTTGCTGGCGTCACGACTCGGCCCGATTTCGCTACCGCCTCCAGAGACAGATCAACCGGTCACCGTCCGACGGGCGATCGGGCATTTATCCGCCCTCGAGGCGGGTCAATGCCACCCAACCGATCCGGCTCATGTCGCGACCAAGCTGTCGCCGTTGAATCTGGAGCGGATTCGGGCGACGCCTCACGACGGCGGATCGCGCGACTCTTGGCCCGAGCGACTGCTGAGCGAATGCCATAAACGCCCCAGCGGAACGAAATACATCGCGACATATGGGCGGATGCACTGGGACAAGCCGGCGCCCACAATGACTACCTGGTGCACGAATTACGGATCCGGCCGATTCGGTCACCCAGAGCAGAATCGACCCATCACCCTACGAGAGGCGGCGATCATCCAAAGCTTCCCAGAGTCTTACGAGTTTTGGCCACCGAATCAGACGATCAACCGGGGCGCGGTTTCGACCATGATCGGGAACTCAGTTCCTCCAGCTTTGGGGCGGGCTTTGGGCGGCGCTATTGTCGACCATCTCAAAAAAAACGCGTGATCATGCTTGACGCTATTCGGTGACCTCTTAAGACCCTCAGCGTCGGGAGGGAATAAACCCTCGCCCAAGGCTTGGAGGCCTTATGTTCTTCGTCGTTCTTTCTTCTGCTCCCTGGGCTCGCTTCGGTTTTGAGATCTCCGTTTCGGCTCCCCGGCGCCTAAAGCAAGGCGAGTTTTTGCTGGCGTATGGTCCCGAGGAGCGCGTCGCGTGCTGGAAGTCTGACGACCTTTCGCGAATGTTTCGCATTTATGCCGAGGCTTTGGACAAGTTCGGCGACCGCCTTTTCGCTCAAACTGCGAGCGGGCTAACTCGCAGCCAGATCGCCAAGTTCGAAGAAGTCACGGATCGCGCCTGACGTCTGGCGGCAAGCTAGCACGGCGACCGCTTGACGCCTCGCCCTTCTCCAGGCTAGGGCCGACGAGGAGGCGAGGACGTGTCAGAGCAGATCGAGCAGCTACGCGACCTGCTGGCCGACGTCGAGACGGCGTATCGGTCGGCAGCGGAGGCGAACCGGAACGCGGCCGGGATCGCCGCCCTCGCTCGTCAGCGGATGCTCTTGGTCGAGCGTATCGGAGAGCTAACCGAGGCGGCTCAGGAGGACGCCAGCGCCCGAGCCTTTGACGACATGGAGGCGGAGGAACTGGCCGAGATGGCGGCCGAGTGGCTGGCCGAGGTACCCGATCCGATCCTCGATCTGATACTGGCCGACCTGGTGAGGGCTGGCCGGGCTGGGGCTCTGAGGCGCGCCCTCCCCTCTCTGAGGCTCTTAGGGGGTGACACCTGACACGAGGCCCAGCCGCACTCCAAAAGCTCGCAGAACGGCGAAAACAGGCCCCCACGGCGTTCCTGCCCTGGATCCCAGTTCAACACGCCTTTTTGAGCGATCCGGCTCGGCGGCTATCGATTCGGACGGGGAACCAGTTCGGGAAGACCGAGGCCCTATGCGCTCAAATGCGCTATCGCCTCCGGGGCGTCCATCCCTATCTCGGACCGGACGCCCTGCCCCCAAAGCCGATCCGGGCGGTGTGTATCAGTCCGACGGCGGACCACTCCCGGAAGATCCAGCGGAAGTTCTGGGCCGGGATCCCCAAGCACTGGATCAGCGACCGAACCCGGTTCGACCCTTCGATCGGGTTCCGGGGTCGGGTTCAAGACTGCTGGATCCGGAGCGTTCACGGCGGGGAGTCGGTCGTCGAGTTCCATAGCGCGGCGGCCGGTGGGCTGAGCTTGTCAGGCGATACGCTGGATCTGGTCATCATGGACGAGCCCCAAAGGCAACGGATCTACGCCGAATGCGAGCGGCGACTGATGAACACAGGCGGATCGCTGATCATGGGATTCACCCCGATCAATGCCCCCGAGCCTCTGGACTGGCTAAAAAAGCTAGTCGATAACGGCACGATCTCCGAGCACCATACCCGGATGATCCCCGAGGCGTTCGTCCCCGTCGGCTGGGATGAGCCCCGCAAGCTCGCAGACGGAACCCCGATGGATCTCGCCTTTTGTGAGGAGCAGCGCCGGCAGGTTCTAAGCTGGGAGGCCCCGATCGTCCTCGATGGCGAGTGGGAGACACCGCCCGAGGGTCAGGCCTTCCCGGCCTTCGACTACCGCCCAGGAGGAAAGCACGTCGGCGATTTGAGCAGAGAGGCGGCGGGTCTGGATCTCGATCTGTTCGTCGGTATCGACCACGGCGAGCGGGATAATAAGCAGTGCGCGGTCTTGGTCGGGGTGCATGGCTCAGGCCGGACCCCTCGCGTCTTCGTCCTCGATCAGTACGTCGGCGAGGGCCTGACGACCCACGACCAGGACGCCGAGGGGATCGTCCAGATGCTGATGAGGTGGGGCCTCCGCTGGTCCGACCTGACCGGGGCGACCGGAGACAAACCGCACGACGTCCGGCACATCCGAGGCAGCACGGCGAGGAAGTCGAACGCCGATCTCGCCGCTGCTATCGCCCATACCAGGCACGTCAACGTACCAGCCGGCCGCCTCGCTCCGCCTATCCGACAGGCGAAGAAAGGCGCAAACACTAGGGGCCGCCTCGATTATGGCGTGAGGTGGATGCATGACTTGCAATTACGGGGGGATCAGGATACGCCCGAGTCTGTGCACTTCCGCGTTGATACTCGATGCTCTCGCGTTGTGGAATCGTTGCGGCGGTGGGCATGGAAGGACGACGAGCACAAAGATATAATCGACGCGCTCAGATACGCGCTTGAACCTACAATTATGCGCGCCCGTCGTACCTCTTCGCGGGCCTCACTCCGGATCGAATGATATGGCCTACGACCTTCTCCCCGCCAAGCCTTACCCCTCCCAACGACACGCGCGGAGGATGTCCGAGCAGAGCAGGCGGCGGCGCATGGTTTACGGCGAATGGGTGGCCGACCTGGACGGGTACATCCGAGACGCGATCGGAACGGTCCGACAGTCAGCTTGGGGGCACGGCGACATCTCCCGGTGCGCCTGGCTTGACATCGCTACAGCCCAGGCGACCCTCTACGACAGAAAGCCCGAGATCCGACACTCCGACCCGATAGCGCGGGCCGAGATGTCCCGGATCATGGACTCGGCCGGATGGGCCTCGATGATGCCCCGAGTCCAGCGAGACACGATCGCGATCCGGGAGATGCACGTCCACCCCGTCGCCATGCCTGACGGGCGGTTGACCCTGATCCCCGCATTCCCTGGAGACATGGAGGCGGAGAGCCTGCCAGACGATCCCGAGTCGATCGGTTTCGCCAAGTGGTACCGCCCCCGGACCGTAGGCGGCGCCCGGATCTGGACCTGCGACGAATGGGACGTCCGGGATCCCGAGCTTCCCACCTATCGAGTACTTGACGCGACCGGCCACGATATCACGTCGGCCGTGATGATGGACACCCCGGAGACCGGCTGGCAGGGCGAGGCGTACCCCTGGCGATACAGCGACGGCCGGGCATATGTCCCGCTTGCGACCTATCACGCCGCCCGGACTGGCGATCTCTACGACTGGTCGACCGGCCTCGAGATGACCGAGGCAACGCTTCGGATCGGGCTTTATTACTCTTATTACGGCCACGTCATGAGGAACGCGGCCTGGGCCCAGCGCTACTCCGTCGGGGTCGACTGGATGGGCTCCGGGTCGTCTGGATCCCGAGACGGTCGGACCGAGGTGGTAGCAGACCCGGCGACGGTCCTACAGGGGATCCAAGATCACGAGCAAGTCGCCTCGCCTACGGTCGGGGCATGGTCGCCCCCGGTCAGTCCTGCCGAGATGCTGGGATCGATCGAGTCCTATACGCGGACGGTATACGCGACGGCAGGCCTCAGCGCGGCCGACATCTCCCGGGTCAGCGGTGACCCTCGATCCGGCTACGCTCTGGCAGTTACCCGAGACGGCCAGCGAGAGATGCAACGCCGGTACGAAAGCCAGTTCCAGAGGGGAGATACCGAGCTTCTGCGCATGGTCGGCGCCATGATGGGCCTTCCGGATGAGGGCTGGCGGGTCAACTATACCGGGCTTCCCTTGACTATCGACGAACTCGGAAAGGTCCAGGAGTATGTCGACGCAGAGATCGCGGCCGGTCGGATGAGTCAGATCGACGCGTATCGAATGCTACACCCTGGCCTTGATGTGGTCGATGCCTGTCTCTTATACACATCTGACGCTGCCGACGACTCCTTACGTGT